AGCTGGCACTGCTGGAACGCCAAAAAGGTGTCTACGAACAGATGCTGCCTGCCATCGCTGCAGCAGAACAGCAACAACTCAAATTCAATCAAACCCTTTCTTTAGTCCAAGGCCCTGTAAACGCTTTCGTCAACGGACTGACTGAAGGTCTGATGGGCCTAATCGATGGAACGAAGTCAGCCGAGGAAGCCTTTGCCGACATGCTGAAGGGCATGGGCCAAGCGCTGATGCAGCAAGGCGCGCAAATGATTGCGCAGTACATCGCGATCGGCATCGCCCGCATGTTTGCGGGTATACCTGCTGGCACAGGCAACACCAGTTACAGCGGCATTGGTGGCGTGGGTCAAGGTCAACTTTTAGCACCTACATCTACTGGGCAAGCGGGGCTAAGTAAGCTCAGTAGTTTCCTTGGAACGCGCGCCAACGGCGGACCGGTCAACAACGCCACCCCTTACATAGTCGGCGAGCGCGGTCCCGAACTCTTTGTCCCCAACCAGTCGGGTCAAATCATTAGCAACGAACAATCCCGCGCCGCAATGTCGATGTACTCCCCTGGCAACGCCGAGATGGCAGCCGGAGCGCCCATGTCCTCAACCATTAATTACAACGGCCCGACACTCAAATTCAATGGTGACGACTACATCCCTCGAAGTGAAGCTGGTGCGTTGGTTTCAGCAGGTGCTAAACAGGGTGAACAGCGGGCAATTAACCGCCTGCGCCAGTCACGATCTACCCGCTCCAAGCTTGGAATCTAATGTCAAAAATCCATATCGCCAACCTCGTCGAGATTCGCCACTGGATCGTCTCAGACAGCAGCGAACGTGACGAAGGGACCTGGCGCACCCAAAACTTATTTCAAAACTGCAACACTGACCAATCCATCAGCTACGACGGCAAGACGTGGCGATTCTTGTCGTTCATCTACAACGGCGCCACCCGCACCCGCACTGGTGACAACATCGAATCATCCCTGCTGGTTTCAACCAACCAAATCTCAATGGATCACGCCTACGACATCGTCGTGGTGCAAGACCACATCAAACGTCAGGTCGTTGTCCACACCTGTTTGATGAACAACGATTTCACTGCCGTCAAAAAAGTCCTCACTACTGAGCGCTGGATTGGTGCAACGATGGGTTATAACGAAGACGCAGTTGAGATTGGGCTTTCCAGTGCAATCGACGCCGTCTTCGCTGGTCTCCCCAACATGTACCTCACCGAACGAAATGTCGGACGGCTGCCTACGACATCACGCATTAACACGGCTTAATCTAATCGGGCTGTCGTATCGCCTTGGTGCCGACCCCGAACGCCATAGAGCTGCCGATTGCCTAACGCTGTCCACGTATGTCCTTGGGACGTATGGGATCAAAATGCCACGGGGGCAACGTTCTTGGTATCGCCGTTTACGAGCTAAGGATTACTCCATATTTAGAGAACAGTTAGAGTTATGGGGAACCCAGACCGCCGCTATCGAAGTCGGCACTGTCGCACTCTGTAAAAGCGAAGACGGTGTGGGGCTAGCAACTTTCATCGACGACCAACCGGGATGGCTGAGTTTCATAGGGAAGGAAGTCGTTTGGAGCCAACTCGGGGCCCTCAGCATCGAACAGCTCTACTCCCCTGGGAAAGAGAGTTTTGTGAAACGTTAGATATTAGCGTCGAAGATTATTTCAATTACTACGACTTAATCACACAACATACCAAAAAAGAACTGGGGCGTGAGTTCATTCCTGACGTCCGCAACGAACCAACAACCGTTGCAATTGTTCAGATAGTTGTAGGGCTAGCGCTTGCTGCTGCGTCCTATCTATTAGCGCCAAAACCACGCGCACCAGAGCAAAAGCAGCAAGGTGATCCTTTCCAGGCGCAAAACGTTCGTGGGCGGACCAAGTTTTCACCACTTGCGGAGTTTGATTCAGTCCAAGACCTTGCCAGCCTTGGCACGATTGTCCCGCTGATCTACACCCGACAAGGAGATGGACACGGTGGTGTACGCGGTGAATCGCAGCTGTTGTGGTCGCGGATGAAAAACCTCCCGATTTATCAAGAGCTGCGTGCGCTCATGCTTTACAGCGCTGGAGAGTTAGACACCGAACCTGATTTTGAAGGTTATGCCTTCGGCAAAACAAAAATCAGCGGTTACATGCGTGCCAAGCTCGCGTTGTGGTTTAGTCGTGGTTATCCCGAAGAACGCAATCCATCTTTCCGGGTGGGTGAAGATCGTCAATACAGCGAAGGGACAAAGTACATCGGATCCGATGGATTCAAGCCTTTTAGCATTGATAATTACGCCCACTATGGAGCAATCACCCCAAGTCAATCCGCTGTTTTCGGTCAATACTCCCCCATCCGCAACGGGCAGGGTTGGAAGTACGAGTTTAAGTGGCCTGGCAAAGGCGACGGTGATGTCGATAAAAAGCAAATTATTTACGGAACACGCCGCAAACATGTCGGCGGCTATCACCCAGGTAAAACCAGACTTATTGGTTCGAACTTAGACAACCTTGAGTTCACGATTGTCGCCGCCGATGCTGACCGGGTTTACATCCACACAGGCAACAGTGAAACCAACCCAAACCGAAGGACACGGGATCATTTTGACAGCCAAGGCAAGCTAATTATCCAAGAACAGTACCCAGCTGGGTCAAGTAGTGCAGAGCAGGCCGGCGGTTTAGACGAAGGCATCACAGCAATTCAGCAATCACAGCAAGACGCTGATTCTGCTTTAGATGTCGGCGAGATGTATTTAATCGGTTCTGACATCTACCGCTGCACGAATCGTGTCAACTTTGGCAACGTTGCACAGGGCACCGCCTACGAACCGGGCGAGCAGGGCAGCGGCTCCATCAGTTATTTCTTAGAGCGTGACCAAGAATTCCGAAAAGACTATGTTGACGGCAAAGATATTTACACTCCTGACGCCGACGACATCTTCGACGAACGCCACCAGCCAATTCAAAAAGTGGCTATTGGTGCTATCGGCACAACACGGGAAGTCGACAAGATCGTCATCGGCTTCAAAAGTATTGTCTACAAACAGATTCAGGGTTACCCCAACATTGCTCAATTCACCTACAAAGACATTGCTGACGATTATGCAAAAGACTTACAGACTTGGCAACCTGGATCAATTCAGGCTTATTACAGCCGCATCTCCTTGTTTCGTCTAGAGATCAAACGACGCGGCGGCAACTGGTTTGATTGGAGCGGCGACCGTCTTTTCGCTGTTCACGGCAACAACCCCCAACCGAAATACAACCAAATCACAATTACACCACCAGCCAAAGACTTCTACGAATTCAGGTTTATCCCTGTTAGCGGGAATGCCTGGATCATCAACGAGCGCTACCGGAACAACGAAGTTTATTTACTTGACGCTGCACTGCCGTTAGCGCCTGGTGATGTAGTCAACGGCTATCGGGTCCAAGCAAGAGGCAAAAAAATTAAGCTGTACGACGAGTTTGGTGTTGATAAATATCGGCAAGACGATGGTGTTAATAAGAAAAATACGCTTGATCATAAGTATTGGGATACAGGAGAACCTAACCCCAAGAATCAAAATCCTAATTCCTATTTGAGTGACTATTGGTACTTTGATTCGGACAGCTCAAGCCACGCTAACGAGCCTGAGCATCAAATAACTTGGCTTAATGAGGTGGTTTACAACGGTGCCACTTGGGTCAACAACCCTCTAAAACAGTATGAACACCTTGCTTATGCAGGTTTAATTTGTCAGTCCAGCAAAGAGATCAGCACGTTTAGCAACTTCTCCGCTTACTTCACCGAAGGCATCAGGGTGAAAAAGTTTGTTGCCGCAACCGCAAAACCAGAAGGAGCTACCAATAACTTTCCAGAAATCGCCTACGACCTTCTAACTAACCGCCGTTACGGCGTCGGCGAATATATCGGCAACAACTCTATCGATGCCGACCGTTTTAATATCGCCGCCGAGTTTTGTAATGCCAACGGTTTCTACTGGGACGGCATCATCTCGCAGCAGACCAGCGTTCGCGATTTTCTATTTAATCAAGCAGCTTATCAATTGCTAGATTTCACAATTCTTGGAGGACAGTTTAGCTTGTATCCAGCTGTTCCTTTCCGAGCAGACAAAAGTATTGACTTTAACGCAACAGCTGGAACGTCTACTTTCCCTATTAAAGCATTATTTACTGATGGCAATGTCCGCAATTTTAAGACCACCTTTTTATCTCCAGAAGAACGCCAGTTGTTCCAAGCGGAGGTGAAGTATCGCAAAGAAGAACGTAATGAGTTCCCTGAAACGCACGCCACCCGCATTCGATTAACTGACAGCGAAGGAGGGTACTACCGCGATCCAGTCGAAACCTTCGACATGACGCAATTTTGCACTTCCCGCGAGCACGCAATCAACTTCGCCAAATACGCTTTGCGGGTGCGTCAACTAATCGATCACAGCATCTCTTTCGAGACCACACCTGATGCTGCGCACACTTTGGCACCCGGTGACTACATCCGAGTTGGGGTCAGCATCATGCACCAAGAGAAAAACCTTGGCAAAACCCTGAGACTACGCACCGGCTCTGTAGCACCCGATGGCACGCTCCAAGTCAACAAGAACATCCCAATCGCCGAGTCAGGCGGCTTCGATGTCTACTACTGGAAGCCAGGCTTTGACGGTGTGCGCGAAGGTCGGCTGGTGGAGCGCGATGGCGTTGTCCAAGACTCCGCACTACATGGTTCGCTGTTTACCCGCAAACGCACCGAAACTGAGGCTCGGATCTACAAGATTGAGAGCATTGCTTACAGCGATGAGAGCTTCGTTGAAATCACCGGCACCTACACCCCAGTTGATGAAAACAAGAGGATGCGCGTTTTAGAATGGGATGACGGCGATTTTGTCATTGAGGACATTACAAACTAATGGCAGCTACCGGTCACATCTTCCCAAACTTGACCCCATCCCAACGTGTTTACACCCCTGGGACGTTTCCGACCAACGAGTTTGAAGGGTTAAACGGTGCTGTTACAACAATTCAATATGGTGCCAAGCCAGTCAATTCTAGACTTCAGATGACATTCCAAAACATTACTGATGACGAAGCCTATTTAATCTATGACAACTACATCAAAGCCAACGGCGGCAAAGATGTTAATACGGGTGAGCGTGACTTCGTCTACTTGCCTTACCCTGCTTTAGCGGGAATCTATAACGGCAATTTGCAGAGCGTGATAGGGGAGCAAAACACCTCAAAATTGCGTTACCGCTACGCAAACCCACCACAAATCACAAGCGTGTTCCCTGGTATTTCTACTGTCACTGTCGAACTTCGCGGATATTTGGAAGGCGCAAATAGCGTCTAACATAAGGGCAGGAGGGCGCAAGCCATGGGATTTTTAAGCGGCAGTCAAGGAGCTATCCAGTTTGGCAGCCCCAAAACTGTCAATGCTTCCAGCTTTCCAGGTAGCGGCTGGCGCGATACCGATACCCGCGTTACCAACTGGACTCTGAACACTAGCGCCCAACTCCTCGACACCACCACTCTTGGTGTCTACGACAAGTCCTCTGTGTACGGTCTCCGCACACACACTGGAACGTTGCGGCTGCTGTACTACAGGCCCAGTTCTGGATCTTCAACGCCAGCAAATAACACGGCAAGCTGGTTTATCAATGCACTGACTCGTGCCGCTAGCGAAGTTGATGCCAACGCTCTGCCCCCAGAAGACAGGACAATCGAATCCATCCCTGTGTTCCTGAGGCTGTATCTAGACGAGGCAAGCCGGAGCAGCGCTGCAGATTACATCGAGCTTGAAGCCAACATGAATAGCGTCTCTTACGGCAGCAATGTTGGAGAGCTTGTAGCTGTTGACGTGTCATTTGAGGCAACAGGACGCATTACCCGTAGCCGTGTCTAATGACAGTATTTATAGGAGATTCAGGTCGCGTCCTTTTGCGCCGTAAAGGTTCTGACCAGTTGATGCATACAGAGGTTAATCCCTCTGATGTGCGTGTAGATGTCAATCGTTTTTCAGTTGACTTTGCTCACGAACAACTGATCACCGGAGATCGCCTAGAGATTCGCACTATTGGCGGCGAAGACCTTACCTGGATTGATCACTCAGATGTGGATGAGTCATTCACTCGTTTCATTAACGTCGACGCTGCTGGGGGCATCCGCTTATACGACAGCTTTTCCGATGCAGTCGGCGACAATAAAAGCAACGCAATCAGCCTGATTAAACCTAGCCAAGCGCAACCTGTATCGATCAAGGTTGTAGAAGGTGGCGAAAACCGTTGTCTTGCAGAGGTAAGGTCTTACTCCATTACAACAAGTCGCGAAACAATCGACACCACCAACCTTGGTGCGCACTACCGCAAGCAATACGAATCCGGGCTAATCCAGGGTCAAGGTCAGATCGAATGTCTGTGGCACAACCCCTACGACGGCAACTGCGATGAGACGATTGAGTCCGATAGTGAGGTTGAGTTCAGTTCGTATCTAGCCAAGCTGTGCATCCGCCTTGTCCACGGCGCAGCATTCCACGGCCAGTTCTACATTTACACATCAGGTGCAGAAGACGAAAAGTCTGTCTGGTACGAAAGTGAAACCTGCATCGTCACCAATGTGGCAGTTACTGTTGCCCCCGACCAAGTAATCCAAACCTCTATCGATTTTGTGACTAGCGGTCCAATAACCTTGCAAGAGGGTTATCTAAGCAAGTACCTACAGCAAGAGAACGGTTTCTACGTCTTGCAAGAAGATGCGTTTGGTGGTCGTATCGAGCTGGATAACCCCGACTAAAATCGAATAGATAGACCTCGCGCCTAGCGTCAATGGCTGATAAGAAGATAACTCAGCTAAACCAGCTGGCTTCCGCAGATGTTGCGCAGGCGGATGTCGTTGCAGTCGCTGACGTTTCAGCCAACGAAACCCGCAAGGTAACTGTCCCCGATCTCGTTGAGGCTGGTGCGCGGCTGGTGCCCGACGGCTCGATCAGCGGGGACAAGATTGAGAACAACACAATAAGCGGCAACAAACTCGAACAGCACTCTGTTACTGGCGGTCTAACCGGTGAGATCGCCCTCGACACGATTACATCAGACAACATCGCCGACAATGCTGTCGGTGCTGATGAGCTAGCCGATAACGCCGTTGACACTAATGCACTTCAAGACGGGGCAGTCACTGGCGACAAGATCGCTGCCGACACCATCAACTCCGGCAACATCGCGCCAGACGCGATCACATCTGTCGAGCTAGCAGAAAACGCCGTCACCACAGACACCATCCTCGATGGTGCGGTTACCGGCGCAAAGCTCGACCCCGGATCGTTTGATCGTGGCATCGACATAACGCTGAACAAGGTCGGCATTACTAACAGCATTTCCCCCAACACGGCTTACGGAATTACATGGAATGAACAAGGTCTGATTACTGACTACACCCCGAGCGGTGTAGGTGACGTCGATATTGCGACTACAACAACTATCGGCGTTGTAATGGTCCCTCCAGAAGGAGGTTTAACGGTCGTTCCTACTGGTGCGATTGGCATCACCAACTTCGTTCTGCCAGGCACTGGCTACAAGATCACCTATGACGAGCACGGTTTAGTTACTGCCTCGGAAGGCATCGACCCAAATGATTTGCCGCTTGCCTCTGACATTGTCTTTGGCGTAGTCCGCACCCCTAACGACGACGGTGTTCCTGGCGTCACTCCAATCGCAGCATTCGACGGTAACCTTTACCACCGATCTTCCACTACACCTGGCACGTACACCAAGGTTGTCGTCGACGCCTACGGTCTTGTCACCACAGGTAGCCAGCTTGAAGCCGGCGACATTCCCGACCTGAGCTACGACCAGATCACCAGCGGTGAAATTGGCGGTGGTGTCCTCGGTGATTGTGCAGTTGAAGGACGGAATATTTGCGACTACGCCACCTGCTTAATGCAGGAGGACAACCCGGGCCCAGGTGACTTTCTAGGGCAGCTGTGGTTCACGCCAAGCACCGCACAACTTCGTGTTTACGCCCGTGGTTCAGGTCCCCAAAATATCTGGCTACCCGTTGGTTTCGGCAACCTCCAAGCCAACAACCTTCGCTGGGGCGGCACCTACGACGCAGATACCGACACCGTCGTCAGTGTGACATCAATCGGTGTAGGCGAAGGGATTACAGCAGGTCAAGCATTCCCTGCACCCACCGATGAATTGTCAGGTCTGTACTTCATCTGTCAAATCCAAGGCTCATCAATGAACCAAAACGACCTGACTGGTATCACACATACAGCAGGCGATTGGGCATTGTGTCTTGACGCAACTCAAGGCTGGACTCACATCGACGCGGCCCACGGCGGTGGCGGTGGCGATGGAGCGCAATATCTAAATGATCTCCTCGACGTCGAAATCGGTGGAGCGGCATCACCCTTCTCTACTGCACCCGCAGCTTCTTTGACCGGCGATCACATTCTTCGTTACGACGGTGGCGCTGGGATCTGGCGCAACACCGACATCATCGATGGCGGGTCGATAGATTGATTGCATCGGCTAAATAGCCGTCAGCCTGCTGCATAGCGACCATGGCGTACCAAAGAATTCGTATCAAGAATTCCAACGTATCGGGCAAGATCCCGACCGCTGGTCAACTTGATACCGCAGAACTCTGCATCAACCTCAAAGACCGCAAGCTGTTTAGCAAGGATGCTGACGGCAACGTCTTTGAATTTGAAAGCGGCAGTAGCACTGGCGTTGGCCCTATACCACCTAACACCGACAACGAAACCGGTGACCTGTGGTGGGACGGCGATGTTCTCTTGGTCTGGAACGGCACTAGCTGGGAACAAGTCGCACCAGTCACTAGCGTCAATGGCGAAGTTGGTGATGTTGTTTTAACGCTCGGCGATATTGACGACGTCACGCTCACCAGCGTGAGCAACGGCGACATCATTGCCTGGAACGGCACTAACTGGGTTAACACTGCCGCGCCTCCAACCGACATCAGCGGCAACTCAATTAGCGACTTAAATGATGTCGATGCAGGCGGCGCCACGAACGGCGACATTCTGGTTTGGAATCAACTTGCTGGCGAATGGCAGCCCGAAGCGCAACCAACCATCCCAGAAAAAACTTCTGACTTAATTAACGACGGCGAAAACGGAGTTGACCCGTTTATTACAGACCCCGGCGTCACCAAGATTATCGCTGGATCAAACATCACTATCGACCCAGTTGGGGGCACTGGCGATGTAACGATCAACGCTGCTGATGCCCCCGACGCTCCAGTAACTAGCGTCAACGGCGAGACCGGCGATGTTGTCCTTAATCTCGATGACATCAACGATGTAACTATCACCGCAGTCGATAACGGCGACATTATTGCCTGGAACGGTGCCGCATGGGTTAATACAGCCGCACCACCGGCTGACATCAGCGGTAGTTCTATCGGCGATCTCAATGACGTCGACATCTCAGGTGTTGACGACGGAGACATCCTTGTCTGGGATAGCACCGCAGGCGAGTGGAAACCAGAAGCACCATCTACACCCGATGGTCTGTATGTCAAGCTCGATGACGAAGGCACTGAGCAATCAATTGTCGGGGGCGGGGGTATCGACATTCTCGGCGGCATCACTAGCGAATTTGGCACCAACAGCGCACAGCTCGGCAACATCGCCCCGCTGAACGACTGGAGCGTTTACCCCGCGAGGGCTTAATTCATGGCAGTGCTAAACCCCGACGACAAGTTCTTGGTCAACGACGGGACCGAAACAAATACCGTCACCTTCGAAGAAATCAAAAAGGGAAAGGACAGCGCAATGCTCAACGATTCAGATCTGTTTCTTGTCAACGACGGAACCAAAACCGAGACCGTCACCTGGGCAGAGATCCGAGAC